GCCAGACCGGCGGCCAGAGCCACAATCCCCTTGACTAGACTCACGGTGTCCATGTTTCCAAGCTTCTCAACTGCGAAACTCAGGGCTATGACCGCAACCGCCATGGCGATGATAGAACCTGCAGCAGTAGACCTGGTTGCTCCTGCAGCCATTAGTGCTGCTCCGAGAACGACAATAATCGCGCCTACGGCAATAGCGCCTTGGAGAAGCTTACCCGTGTCCATCGAGCCAAGGATCCAGATCGCTCCTACCAACAGGTTTACAGCCACGGCAAGACCCATAAGAACTGCCGCACCAGTAGCCATGTTAGGGTTCTTGGTAACGATATACATGAACCCAGCAAGAATTGCAACCACTGCACCAAGCGCAATCACGCCTTGAATGGCTGTATCAGTTGGCATCGACCCAAGGATAAGAACTGCAATCGCGAACATGTTTGCCGCCAGAGCCAACGCAAGAATCACAGCTGCGCCTTCTGCTGCAGTTTTATTCTTGGAAATAGAATCCAGCGCCTCAATGAGGATAGCCATTACCACACGGAATGCGATTACACCCTGGATGGCATCCGCAGCATTCATCTTACCAAGGATGGCGATTGCAGCTGCGATCAAGACAAGGGTTACACCTAGTGCCATAAGAACTGGCATCACTTCCCAGATACCCTTGATATCCATAGAGTTAAGCTGCTCCATGGTCATCATTAGCATCTTCATAACGATGCCGAGCGCGACAACGCCCTGAACCAGCTTCTTGAATGGTACTAGGGCCATCACAAGAAGGGCTAGGGTAAGCAGGCCAATGGCAATAGCAATCTTGATTAGTGCCTCGGCCTTGACCTGCTGCTGAAATGCCTCGAGAACTCCGCCTAACTTATCGAAAGTCTCAGAGACTTTATCAATAAGGTTGTTCTGCTTCTCAAGGTTCTCTTTGAAGGTGTTTACCCATTTGATGATGGCAACCATCATGCTGCCACCGATAGCAGTGATGAGGATCTTCCCCATGTCATAGGACTTCAGATTCTCATTGGCTTTGCCGAGAGCATCACCAATAGCACCAAACGCCTGAGTTGCACCCTCTTTAATCTTTGGACCAATGGTCTGCGTGAAGAGGTTCTTGATCTCGATAAGCTTCTGCTTAACGGACTCGAATAGCTCTGGAAGGTGGAGTTGTTCTGCGAGTCGCTTTAAATCATCGAGCCACTTCTTAAAGAAGCTCTCTTTGGCTGCCTCTCCTGCCTTCTGAGCTGCCCCCTGAGCGGCATCACCAACGCTTGCAACGGCCGTGGCAGTTGCACCTGCAGCGCTCTTGACATTCTTATGCTTATTGACCCAGTCCTGGAAGGATGACGCTAGACCAGTGACCTTGTCTCCTGCCTTGCTAAAGGCATCGCCTAGAGTTTTCCATGCACTACTATTCTGGACTTCGTGCCACAGCTCGACTAGAGCGTCCCTAAGCTCAAGGAGCTTCTCTTTCAGCCACTGAATTCGCTCGGAGATCTTGAGCTTTTCGGCAAGCTGGTCGAACTTTTTACCAACTGCATCCAATACATCCTGCATGGACATGATATTGCTGAGATCAAAGCCCTTGAAATAGTTGATGACCGCATTCTTCCCAGCATCAAACTTATTCTTGAGCTTGTCTCCGACCATTTGGCCAAATTCACTGATCTTGTTCTTCGCCTTGTCGACTGCATTATGGATCGAGTCAATGGCTTCCGCGAATTGCTGACCAAGTGCAGAATTCTTGAACGAATCTTTAAGTGCTGCGAACTTGTCCGATAGACCCTTAATGGCTGTTCCTGCAGCAGTCACCTTGCCGCCGATATCAAGCCACATAAAGAAGTCGTGGATCTTACCAACAACCCAGGAAATAACCTTTCCGAGAAGGTCGATTGGCGGGATAAGGAACTTTAGTAACTTGCCGCCGATATCAAGCCTAGTGAACCACTGATCAAAGGCATAAATTACCTTACCAATGACCTTTGTGATTTGGAATACACCAGAGTTTACACCGGCAAAGGCTGGGAATAGTGCACTAATGATGTGCGAGGCGACAGTAAAGATTACCTGTGCGACTTCTGATACAACTGTCCATAGGATATGAAATACCGAGAAAAGTCCGGTGAAAGTCCACTCTAGTTTGTCAGCGAAATTGTTTGTGATAAATAACTTCTCGGTAAAATCAGCAAAGGCCTTCGTTATTCGAGCCAATCCCTCGGCCGATGCTCCGCCAAATACTCGATCGAAAGCGGTAGAAAGCTGACCGATAATCTTGAAGATTGACAAGAAGATATTCTTCAAGCCTCGAAGTAGGTCATCTCTACCACCAAGCGAGGCCCACATCTCGAGGAAGCTGTTCCGAGCATCGCTAGCTTCATCAATAATGCTACCGACCCAGTTACCAATTCCGGTGAATAGAGCCTGAGCTTGGCCGAAGTCACCCAGAATGATCTGCCAGGTCTTCGACCATCCAGAACCAAGCGCTTCAGCCCAAGTGCCAATCATCTGGGTGAAAGTTCGAATCTGAGTAGCAGAGTCGAAAGCCTTCTGGGCAAGCTCCTTCATCTTGGCGGCCTGCTCTTCAGAGTACCCCATCTCAACGAGCTGTGACTCAGAGAGGTCATTCGTGAGAGCGGTCAGAGTAGTGGTCATTACTTCTGCAGTAAGCCACCCTTCCTGAAGAGACAATCGGAAGTTACCGTTCTTCTCGATAGCTGCATCTACACCCTGTCCGTAGACTCTAGCAGTCTCAATTAGAGCTTCCTGGAATTGTTTACCACCAATGCCGGCCTTCTCAATAGACATCCAGTCCTGAAGCTTAACGACACCAGAGCTCATGGCCTGTGCCAGCTGATACATAGCACCAGCGGCCTGCTGAGCATTTGCACCAGATAGAGCAGCGACGTTTGAGAAACCCTTGACCGCGGCAGTAGATTCCTCTAGACCAATACCAGCAACCGTAAATGTACCAATAGCATTGGTCATCTCGGTGAAGTTATAGATGGTCTTGTCTGCATAGGTGTTCAGCTGTTCGAGAGAGGCATTAACCTGGTCTAGAGTGGTACCATTTTGACTAGTGTTAGCTAGAATAGTCTGAACAGCATTGATCTGAGTTTCATACTCAGAGAATCCATCCATGATTGGCTGGATGAATGACTGCACAAGACTTTTTCCTGCCTGAACTGCGGTAGCAGCGATTCCACCAAGTGCCGCGACGCCAACGCCTTGAAGAACGGACATATTGGACGCTGCATCAAGTGCAGAACCAGCAAGATCTCCGAGCGTAGTGTTCCGGGCAATCTCACCAATTCGTTTGAGACCACTAGCAGATTCTCCGACTTTACTAAGAGAACCCTTAAGCTTGTCCATTCCTGCGGCGGACTCTTGAATCGCCGAAAGAAACTGCTTGTTATTCAGCTTAAGCGAGACAACTCGCTCGTCAATCGTAGCCACTACTTAGTGACCTCCCTCCAGGCCTGTTTTGCTATCTTGTCAAAGACGGGCCTGATCGCAGGATTGATGTAGTCTCTTCCCACGACATATCCGCCGTTTCGTGTTCCATGGCCGTATTGTAAAATCACTGCGATGTTTACGCCATGATTTACATTACTGTTAGTCCAGTCAATACGCCAGTTATTACCGTTCCTTGTAACGTGGTAGTTCCAGGCATTCTGTGTAGCGCCCGAGGCCGTGGGGGTCGCGGCTCGTAAAGCTTTGACCCCCTCAGCCCCGAAGCTGTTCAGAACGAGAGCCAAGTCGAGCTTGGCCATTCTTGCAAACCAGTTCCTGGTGGGTTGCCAGTCGCCTGTACTCTCGATCGTGATTGTCATGCTACATCGTTCCTATGACTACAAAGCTAGGAGACGCGCACGTCTCAGTGACGGTGTTCCAAGTGACACGGTTGTCATACGCGTCGACAACCACCCACTCTTTATCTCGGAGAGGGTCTGCGAGCCACTTGTATCGGTTGTTCCGGAACCCAGTTTGCCAAATAAGCCATGGAGCAATCTTGAAGACATCAAGTTGCTGTATCCCACCCATGGAAGGGAGGACCGCATGTGCATAACTCTGAGCAGACACGACACGGGTGCCGAAGACCATGATCTCAGTGAGGAGCCCTGCCTTACATCTAAGGACGGCTCCGCCCGAGACCTGGCCATTGACGACCATGTTGCTCTGGATCCAGTCGAACTGGGCAAGATTAGAAAGCCCTCCGACGTTTCGAAGGAGATTCCCGAATTGATCCCAAGTTTCCTGATGCGCCCATTTGTGGAAGCCACATCCTTCATAGCCCGCAGCATTGTCGGCGATGGCGAACATCTTGTCGACTCGGGCTCCGGAGGGACAAACCAGGATGGAGTGAGCTCTGGAGGTATGGAATCCATTCCAGAAGTAATTGAAGTGGGCTAGATACCACTTATTACCACTGATGTCAGTCCAGTAGTCCCCAATCTGCGGCTTAGTAGGATCGTAGGTTACAGATCCTCCAGCTTTGAGGTAGTTCAGATCAGACTGAGTCATCGAGTTTCCACGATTCTCCATCCGAGGTGTGAACATGCCCGGGGGACCACTATGACCAATAGATCCTTGAAGACCTCGGAGCCCCTGGGATCCTTGGGGTCCTTGGGGTCCTTGAAGGCCTCTAGGTCCAGGATCACCCTTAGGTCC